CCCCACATCTTCATCGGGCACAAGGCGGTTGCCTTTACGTAGCTGCGCCCGCAGGATCGGCATATGCTCCACCATTTCAGGCATGTCTTCGGCTACGCGCTCAAGCTGCGCCTTAGCCAGCGAAGGGTGAGAGTAAAAATACGCCCCGCCAACATGCGCCGGTGCCCAACCCTGAAGGTTGTTTGCCCCTACGTTGCGGTTGGTTAATGCACCGGTCTGCAACACGCCGGGTAGGTCTTGCGTGACGTGCCAGCCAGTGACCTCGGCGCTCGTGGGTGAGGGGAGCTGCCGGATGTCGAAGCTGCCTTTTCCGAGCTCTTCCATGCGCCGAACTTTACGCACTTCGCGGTCGATCATTTCGCCGAGCGACTTGAGCTTGCCGGACCCCTTAACAACACCCCCTAAAACGGGTGCTACACCGCTCATGTTTGCAAGAGTCTGAGCAATACGATAGACTTCGCTAGGGTTGGTGGGCTCGGAAGGTCCTGCCCCCACTATAGCCCGAGCGGCTTCAAGCAACGGGGCGGGAAGCATATCAGCCGCCGAACCCTCGCCGTAACCGGGCAGGTCTGACGCCCGACGCTTAGGGGGTTTGCCGCCGTCTTTCATGCGCACCGCACCACCGGCGGCGTAGCCTTCTTCACCATACAACTGGCGCAAACGATTGACGCGTTCAATGTTTTCGCCAAGCGAGCCAGGGCCGTAAGCTTCTGGATCTTGAAAGATGCTCATCATTTCGCGATAGGTGTACGGTATATCAGGATGTACCTGCAAACCTGCTTGAGCCTCAAGCACACGGTTTCGGGTTGAAAAGGGATCGCGTCTGTGAGCATCGTATTCGCGGTGAACATTTCTATAGTATTCAAGCGCAGGAGACTGCTCAAGGTATCGCATTGATTGCTCAACCAATGGTTTGACTTCTTCAGGAGTTAAATACTTGTTTCCTAGCTTAGCTAAACCAGTGTTTTTCAGATCCCCAACATCCGACCACCGCCCCGAGCGCACAAAGTCCTGCACAAAGGGCAGGTACTCGTCTTTGGGGGCGCGGTTGGCTTTACCTTTGATTTGTTTAATGGTCGGAACAAACGCTTCTGCTATTTCAGGGTGGTTCGCTAAAAATTCGGCTGATGTGCCAGCGCCATGAGTTTTCTCATAGGTTTGAGCCCAATCTTCAAGGCTCGTTTTACCGCTGAGGCGACCGGGTTCAACTTCAATCGTCACATGCGGCTCACCCTTGGCGTCGCGCAGCGAGTAAATGCGTGAGCGGCCCTCAGCAACTTCCGGGCAGTAACCCCCGACGCAGTGGCCCATGGTTTCGCCTTCGTACTTGAGGGATTCCTCAAGAGCCGACACACCTCGGCTGCGGTTGTAGGCGGCGCTGGCTTTTTCGGGAGTGTCGAAAAGAACGCGCCCCGACGCAGGGTCTTTCCAAGACAGCCGCTGACCCGGCTCAAGGATTGAGTACTTGCCAGCGTTTTGGATGATCATGCTACTGACGTCTTCTTGAGCAGACGGCAGCGCGAGCTCAACCCAACGTAGTCCTTTAGGGTTGTCGAGCGCAGGCCTGACGATGCTCGGGTCGAGCGCCACAAGCGACGGTTGAGCCGACATGCCGTCATTCAGGCGAGCGCTGTCGAACCCGAGGTTGCGCAGCTCGGCGACGACCTGCGGTGCTTGGTCGTAGATCTGCTCTGGGCCTTGCGTCAGATACTGATCGGCCGGAACCCCCTCGTCGTAGATACCGAGCCGGCGAGCCACGTTCTCGACGTCGGCCTCGGTGGCGGTGCGGCGCGGCTCGATCACGTAACCCTGAACGGGTTTGCCGAACGACTCGCCGAACTTCTGAGCCGCTGCCCGATCGGGCGTAAAGAACCCGCCCGGAAACCGCTCACTACCCGGCTCACGGGCGCTGAAGTAATTGGGCTGGGGATACGTCTTGTACTCAACCGTGGCGGCGTTCTTTGACCGTTTGAGGTCAGCGGCTACTTTCTGCTCGGCTCGCCACTTGTTGATCTTGTCGACCAGCTCGACGGCCTGCGGCACCGTGACCTTCTGCAACTTCTCGGGGCTCAACTGCAACGACCTGGGAAGGCCTGAGTCAGGGTTAGTGGCATTGCGTAGCTCATCGATGAGGTGATTAAAGCCGAGGTCGTTTGATAGACCTTTGGCGGAATACACCATCGCCTCATCCGGCACTTTCTCAAGCCAAGGGTTGTTTTGCAGAATCGACTCATCCAGCGAGCCGTATTTGAAGTCGGCTGCCCGAGCCGGGTCAATGGCCCGGTCGGTTACGTTTTCCCAGAATTGCGCCTCTTGGCTCTGCCCCATTGGTTTGACGGGCATACCAGAGCTTAGACGCTTATTCATGATCGCGCTGTTGGGGTCGGCCAATTCGTAGGGTGCGCGATGTAACACCCCGCGCTCAGCCAACGCCCGCACCGGGTCTTCCGGCGTGGCCATTTCGTTCTTGATGTACTTAGTGAGCTTGGTGTCGATCCAGTTGTTGATTTCGCCCAGAGCACGCAACCGGGAAACTTGCTCCGGATTCACGATGATACCTCCGCCGTCCTCCGACCTGTACATCATGCCGGGGTACTCAGGCGGGCGGTTGGGTACAGGTATCAAGTTTGAGGGGTCGATTGTGTCCCCGGCGAACTTCTGCTTCATCGGCTTCAATCCACGCTCAATCGAGCCGGCGAGCCAGTTGCCGCCCTTGGGCTTGACGACCCCCAGCGCCCCCAGCCCGCTCAACGCGGTGGCGGCCTTGCCGGCAGCCTGAGCCGCCTCGGGGATGATGGCCGCCGGCGTGGGGGCGTTCATCAGCGCCTGAACGGCGCGGTACGACCCTGTGGGGTTGGTTTCGTCGTAAGGCTTCGCGCCCACTACGGCGCGGCCCGCCTCGCCCAGGTTGCGCCGCACGTTGAGCAGCGCCTGAGCGGTGGGGTCTTCAACACCCTCGCCATAGCCCTTCAACTGGGACGCCCGGCGGCGCTGGCGGAGCTCTTCGAGTTCTTCAGGGGTCGGGGGTAGTAGGCTAGGCGGCATAGGGGTTGGTCCTTGGGCCGGCGTAGTCCGGCGAGTCGTTGAGCGCGTCGATGTAATCCTCGGGGTCGTAGTCATCACGCGGCGCGGGGTCAATGTTGAGCCAACCCGCGTCGCGCATGTAGCGCAGCGCCTGCGAGAACGCGTCCACAAAGTCGTCGTGCGTCGCGTTCGGGAAGCTGCATATCTGCGTGATCATACCCTCGGCCCAGTCCCTTACGTAGCCGGCGCGCACACTCGACTCCGGGATGTAGACCCGGCCAGCGCGCACGATGTTGGCGACTATGCTCAGGCGTTGGATCTTATCGGCCTTGCCGGGGTTGTAGGCCCGCACCGGCACATGCGCCCGCTGAAGGTCTTGAATCAGCACGATACCCGCTGCTTTGTCCTCAACGAGCACAAGGTCGACCTTCTTCAGGTTGCGCCCCTCGCCGAAGACTATATCGTACTCGTCGATGACTTTGGGTTTCAGGTCAGGGTACTGCAAGTGATCCTGCCACGCGTCAATGATCAGCACGCTCATGGGGCCGTCTTGCGGCTTAAACACTCCGAAGGTGATCGAAGCCGTGGGGTCGTTGTGCGTCTTCTCCGTATACGCGCAGTCGTACGACTGAACGATGAACTCCAACTTCGGGAGCTCTCTCTCCGCTGGCCACAGCTTGAACCAATCTCGCTTGACTATGCCCCCTTCTTCCGGGTCAATCACTTCGGCGTGGATCTCCTGCCGGCCGAGGTTGGTACCCTCGTACGCTAGGATCTGCGCTTTGAAGTTGTCACTCAAGTTGTCCACGTTCGCGTACGTGCTCGCCGTGGTCAGGGTAACGTCGGTGCCTTCCCGGCTGATGAGGTCAACAATCAGGTCGCGGGGTTTGGGGGTCGTGGTGATGAGCAGGCGGGACTTCATGTCGGGCAGCTTCAGGCGCACACCGAACTGGATCTGGTCCCACGCCTCCTGCAGGTACTCCCACGCCGCCAGCTCGTCGCACCATCCGCCGTGAAATTGCGGCCCCCGGAACCGCTCGGGCTCAGAGGCGGGTATACCCTTGATCAATGAGCCATTGGTCAGCTTCAGCTCGTGCAGCGCTTTGTTGTACTCGCTGATGAGCACCTGCGGTATCACGGTGAGCAGTCCGCTGTCGCCCTCAAAGCAGGTGCCACGCACATCGGCCGAGGTCGGCCCGGCGACTAGCCAGCGGGTCTTCGGGTAGCTCCAAGCCCACCAGCCGACCTGCTCAGCTGCGGTGCGGGTCTTGCCTGCTCCCCGCCCGGCTAACATTAACCATATCGACCACCACTCCCCCACGGGGAGTATCTGATGCCTGTGAGCCTGGCTCAGCCACAACGCCCGCCAAGCCCACGCCGCCTGCCGCTGCGGGGGGAGATGCCTGAACTGTTGGCGTAGCTGCGCATCCTGCAGCAACCCCGCCAGCGCTGCGCTGTCAGTCGCGCCCACCGTCTTCGGCCTGACGTTTCAGTTCAAGATTGTTCAGAATCTGATCAAACACGCTCAGCTCGACCTGCACCGGGCCGCCCTCAGCGCCGGTGTGCTCGGTGGTCAGGCGGTCGCCGTACACTTTGGGCAGCATCTTGCTCAGCATCCACTTCCGCGTGTCAATCTGCACCCGCTTGTGCGCGATGACGTCCGCGCTCAACGGCATGAGGACCTTCCTCAACCGGGGGCGGCCGTCATCCTCAAACATCGGCTGGCCGTCCGGGTCGAGCTCCTGCGTCATCACCCACTCGTGGGTCTTGTCCGCCAGGGCGACGATCTCCTCCGCTAGCAGCGCGTAGCCAATTTTGCGCGCATGCGCGTAGTCCTGCGCTATGCCGGCCGGGGAATCCCGCTCCACCCACTCAAGAAAAGTCCCCACGTGCGGCATATCCTCCGCCGCGCAAATCGACTCCAACGAACGCCCACGCTTCAACTCCGCACAAACTTTCTCCGCCACGGCGGCGCGATCGTAACGCCGAGGCGCACCCACACCGCGTCTGGGTTCATCGCTCTTCGTTGCTCGGGGTTTGCTCATCTACGCTCCAACCGTCAGGGGTATGCGCGAGATTATAACCTCACCCCGCCGCAGAAGGCAAGCCCCCCTGCAAAACCCACACCCAAAAGTGATCGTTCGGTTTGATCGTTCGCCTCTCTCTTCGAGAGAGGGAGACGTTCGAACGATTACCCACTTTTGCACCCCTCCGTTCGCCCCTCGCTCTGATCGACTCCGTGTGGGGCAACGTAGTTTGCCCCCACATCCGGCGATCGAGCAACACAGTTTGCGCCCCTCCGCTATCGTTCGTTCGGTTTGATCGTTCGAACGATTACCCGAACGATCAATCACTTTCAACCTCGAACCGACGGCCAGGCCACTCGAACCGACGGTCACAGCTAGTGCACCGAACGGTCAGGGCCGTCGAACATACGCTGCCGCACCGCAGCGGCTATCGCCAACGTGCCGTAGCCATCAGTGCCCATGCGTTCAATCAGCCGGGCGCACTGCTCGTTCTCGGCCGCCGCAGCGGCAAACATCAACATGTTCACGTTGGCGCGGAGCGCTGCTAGGGTGCGTTTGATGTCCTCAAGGTCCCTCAAAGCACGTTCGTAGTCTGCGGTGTTCACTGCTCACCCCTTGCTCGTATGGCGGCGGCAATACGCTCACGTTCTTTGCGTAATATCTCAAGCGTCTTGGTTTGCACGGGTTCGTCCGTCCCTTTCACCGCCAATTCAGCACACGCCTCGCGCTCGGCAGCGACGACAGCAGCTATTGATTCCAACACATCACCACACATCACTTTGACCGCGTTGTAACCTTCAAAATCGCCTCGGTCTGCGAGGTCGTAGGCTTCGGACATAATCCGTACCCTAATCTTTTCAATGTCCATGATTCTTCTCCCGCAGCTTGGCTTCGATGTATCGGGCAAACCTCACACCGTCCTCATTCAAGAAAAGTGCTTCCATGTCCTCATCCGTCAGCCCAACCCATTCACGCTTTTGTGGTGCGTTGTAAAGATGTGTCCAGTTTTCATTAATGTTTGTGTACCCGCAACCCGTACCTTTACCGGACGATAATACGGTCACAAGCCCAGCATGACTTATTGGATCACTCTCCAACGCCTCAAGCGCCACCTGCATAGCTTTTCTGCTCATCGATCCCTCGCTTTCAGCATCGCGTCTGCAATCATGTAAGCCTGCTTCGCGGTTGCATCAAAATAATTCCCAGGCTGCGCCAGTGCTTGCATCGCCTTCCCTGCAAAGTAATCACGCAGGGACATGCCTGATTGGATTAGGTACGAATGTGCGACGGGAAACGCTGCCCCACCATCTGTTGGTGTCTTTGCTGTTTTGTTTTCACTCATGCTCTATCCCCCGCATGTTGTTTCCATTCTTCCTTCCCCTTCATGCGCTGCTCGTACACTTCCATTAACAACTCTGCTGCTTCTTTGATCTTGAACTTCTCAGCAGTGCAGTAGTCGGGCAAGCCCTCGGCGTAACCTTCCAACCATGCGGCGAGCATGGCGAACTTATAGTCAGGGCTCATGGGGCTGTTCTCCAAATACGGCAAAGCTTAGTTTGGTTTGATTTAAGTTTTGAATAGCGGTGAGGGCTGTCGCCAAGCGTTCTGCATTTTCAATCGCTTGCACAAACGCTGGGCTAGTCAAGATGTCCACAGCTTCTTTATATTGTTTGGTCATCTTCATTGTTTCAGTCTGCACTCGATCTGAAGATGCTTTTAACGAAGCAAGATCGTTTTTAGTGGTTTCTCTGAAAGACATCACTGCCTCTCTGACGCGCTTGAGTTCCGCTTCCACACGGTTGGTGGCTTCATGTGCAATAGTCATAATTTCCATAGTCGTTCTCCAAAAATCAAATTCTAAAAAGACAGTTTGCATTTCGTTGCTTACTACATCTTCGCGTTTAACGGCAACACCTTCACGAAACCGCCCTGTGGTAACTATCGCGTCTGTAAGTACACGTCCTGCATGAATAGCTTTAGGTGCTGCCCCGCAGATGGATACCTCAAACGCTTGCATATTCCCCGCCCAGTAAAACTCAGCAGCGCGTTTCATTCCTTACTCCTCCTCATAAAGGGAGGTTCGTCTGCGTTGTTCAGTATCCGTGCAATCTCGCGGTCGATATACCAACGTGCCTTTCGCA